TGGTGAAGAGGGTGATGACGAAGAAGAGGAAACTGATGAGGAAGAAGTAGTAGAAGAAGATTTTGACATCGAAGAAGATGTTAATGCTCTTCTTGCTGGCGAAGAACTTTCCGAAGAGTTTCAAGAGAAAGCAAGAGTCATTTTTGAAACAGCAATTAAAACAAAAGTTGCTGAAGTAAAAGAACAAATCCAATCTGAGTATGAAACAGCACTTATTGAAGAAGTTCAGGCAATTAAGTCAGAACTAACTGAGCGTCTTGACGCTTATCTTGAGTATGTTGCTGATGAGTGGGTTGCTGAAAACGCACTCGCAGTTGAGCACGGTCTTAAGACCGAAATGACTGAATCATTCCTTGCTGGAATGAAGAGTCTTTTTGAAGATCATTATGTAACAATCCCTGAAGATAGATATGATGTTATCGAGAGTATGGTAGATAAGCTTGATGAAATGGAGACAAAACTCAACGAGCAAATCGAAAGAAACGTTGCTCTAAATAAGAGATTAGCAGAGTCCGTATCCGATGTAATCTTTGCGGAGGTAACTGAGGGTCTAGCACTGTCTCAGAAGGACAAACTCGCTTCTCTTGCCGAAAATGTTGAGTTTGATAGTGAAGCTAGCTATCGTGAGAAACTGGTAAAACTAAGGGAATCATACTTCCCTTCAAACGCTGGTACTCAAAGAAGTAAAACTGAAAATGTTTCAGAAGAAGTAACCACAGATGGTCAAGCGATTCAAGAATCGTATTCACCAATGATGGCTGCTTATCTGCAGACACTTGGCAGAGCTTCTAAAAAGTGATTTATAGATAATAGTCAAACTAACACTTCCAAAGAGGTAAAAACAAATGCAAATGTTCAACACCGAGCATCTGCAGGAGAAGTGGGCACCAGTCCTTGACTACGACGGTCTTGATCCAATCAGAGATTCGCATCGTAGAATGGTAACTGCCGTTCTCCTGGAGAACCAAGAAAGAGCGATTCGTGAAGAGCGCGAATTTCTCTACGAAGCACCAACTAATGGAACCGGTTCATCTGGTACAACCGCAGGTCTAGGTGGTCTTGCCGCCCAAACGGGTCCTACCGCAGGTTTCGACCCTGTTCTGATCAGCCTAATTCGCCGTTCAATGCCTAACCTGGTTGCTTATGACCTCGCTGGCGTTCAACCAATGAACGGTCCTACTGGACTGATCTTCGCAATGCGTTCACGCTACACCAACCAGAGTGGCACTGAAGCATTCTTCAACGAAGCAAACACTGCATTCTCCGGCGTAAGCGGAAGCTTCGCTTCTGGTGATGTAGGTTCTGGTTATACCCAGAATGAAGGAGCTCTCACTGGCGGTGCCGTTGGTTTCGGTACTACCGCAGCTCACTCAAGTGCTACCAACCCTGCTGCTCTTAACCCAGAGGGTTCACAAACCGCTACCACCTATCCAGTTGGTCGTGGTATGGACACTGAGGATGCTGAATCACTGGGCGAAAGCAATGCTTTCAACCAGATGGCATTCTCAATCGAGAAGGTCACTGTAACCGCTAAGTCAAGAGCTCTGAAAGCTGAGTACTCATTAGAACTCGCACAAGACCTCAAGGCAATCCACGGTCTGAATGCTGAAGCGGAATTAGCAAACATTCTCTCAACTGAGATTCTTGCTGAAATCAACCGCGAAGTTATCAGAACCGTCTATAAGGTTGCTGAGTCTGGTGCTCAAACCAACGTTGCTACCGCTGGTGCTTTCGACCTTGACGTTGACTCCAACGGTCGTTGGTCAGTTGAGAAGTTCAAGGGTCTGATCTTCCAGATCGAGCGTGATGCTAACGCTATCGCCCAGAGAACTCGTAGAGGGAAGGGTAACATGATCCTCTGCTCTGCTGATGTTGCTTCGGCACTCACTATGGCAGGTGTTCTTGATTACACCCCAGCACTCAACGCTAACCTCAACGTTGATGATACTGGTAACACCTTCGCTGGTGTTCTCCAAGGTAAGTACAGAGTATATATTGATCCATATTCTGCTAACCTTGCTGCTGACCAATACTACGTTGTTGGTTACAAGGGTTCCTCACCTTATGACGCTGGTCTGTTCTATTGCCCATATGTACCTCTACAGATGGTACGTGCCGTTGGCGAGAATACCTTCCAGCCAAAAATTGGCTTTAAGACCCGTTATGGTCTTGTTGCCAACCCATTCGCTGAGGGTACCTCACAAGGTCTTGGACGCCTTGCTGTTAACGCAAACCGTTACTACAGAAGAGTCAAGGTTCAAAACCTTATGTGATCTATTCACAAGATCATACGAAGAGGGGCATATGCCCCTCTTTTTTTTATCTAAATAAAAATAAAACTATCGGTAAAATGAAACCAACACCAAAAGAAGCAAAGGTAATTCATGAGCACTATGAAAGAGTTGTTGAGCATCTAATCAATGAAGGTTACACAACAGATAAAGAAGGTGCTGATAAAATCATTAGCGGTATGAGTGAAGACTGGTATAATTTAATTGTCGCTGATTGATAATGGCATCTGCTTTTGCGAATCAAATACAAAACAGAAATTTTCTTTCTCCTATAGGATTTAAATTTACTCTGGCAAAATATCCAAAGGTTTCATTTTTTGTGAACTCTGCTAGATTGCCAGAAATTAATCTTGGAACTGCTATTCAACCAAACTACTTGAAAGATATTGATGTTCCTGGAGAAAAATTAACGTATGGTGATTTTAATTTAACTTTTTTTGTTGATGAAAATATGGAAAATTATATGACCATTCACAACTGGTTGACTGGTCTTGGATTTTCAGAAACAGCACAACAATATAAAGATCTTATAACAAATGAAGAAGGTATTAGAGATGGTAAAGAAGCATTTAGTGACGGAACTTTAAGAATACTTAATAGTAATTTTAGAGATATTGCTCTAGTTAAATTCAAAGATTTGTTTCCAACTTCAATTTCATCACTTGAGTTTGAATCTTCCGATACAGACATAAACTACTTTACAGCAGACGTAACTTTCAAGTATACTGTCTATAATATCCTGGATAAAAACGGCAATCCTTTATGAATCTTGATGAGATTCAGGAGATGTGGCAGAGAGATTCGGTCATTGATCCTGATAATTTACACGATGAATCTTTAAAAATTCCTCAACTACACGCAAAGTATTATACAATCTATAATACGATTACCCTGCTACGTGAAAAAGCAAGAGAGACACATAGCAAAGTAAAACTTGATCGTTACAATTACTACACAGGAAAGGCGCCTATAGAGGTCTATGAGGATGAACCTTTCCCATATAAAGTTAGAGATAAAGACGCCTTACAGAGGCATATGGACGCTGATGAGAGGTTGAATAAGATAGATCTTAAAATTAGATACTATGATATTATGCTTAAGTTTCTTGAGGAAGTAATTAGAACAATTTCCAATAGAACTTATCAAATTAAAAATGCCATTGAGTGGCATCGGTTCCAAGCGGGGTTTAATTGAACCCCCTTTTTTATGGCAATAAATATTTTTGTATTGATATGAACTTATGTCACACTTGGTTATATCTAAAAAGAATGAGGTATATCTTCAGGTAAAAGCAGAACCACACGTCTATTACGAACTAGCAGATCAGTTCACATTTGACGTACCAGGTGCCAAGTTTATGCCACAGTATCGCAACAAATATTGGGATGGAAAGATACGTTTGTTTAATACACAGACTGGTGAGATTTATGTTGGTCTTTTAGATAAACTCACTCGTTTTTGCGAAAATCATGAATATACTTATGAATTTACTAATAATAAGTTTTATGGTCTTCCTTTTGAGGTAAACGAACACATCTCAAAAGAAGGTGTAAAAGATTATATGAAATCTATCTGCAAGTATGCTCCCCGTGAATACCAAGTTGAGGGAGTATACGACGCTTTAAGACATAATCGAAAGTTGTTGATATCTCCAACTGCTTCTGGAAAGTCGATGATGATATACTCGATTGTGAGATATTACGTTGAGAAAGGACAAAATACTCTGATAGTCGTTCCGACGACATCCCTTGTAGAACAGATGTATAAAGACTTTGCAGATTATGGGTGGGACGTGGGTTCATATTGCCACAAGATCTATGCGGGAAAGGAGAGAGAAACAGACTCACAGGTCATTATTACAACCTGGCAGTCCATCTACAAACTTCCCCGACAATATTTCTCAAGATTTAATGTGGTCGTAGGAGATGAAGCACACCAGTTTAAATCAAAGTCACTAGTATCTATAATGACAAAGCTTTCTGATGCAAAATATCGTTATGGTTTCACCGGCACGCTAGACGGCACGCAGACACACAAGTGGGTTTTAGAAGGTTTGTTTGGGCCATCTTATAAAATCGTTCGCACAGATGAACTGATGCAAAAGGGTCACGTTGCTAAACTGGATATTAATATTCTGCTATTGAAACACCCACCGAATAGATTTGAAACATTTGAAGATGAAGTTCAATATATTATCAATCACGAAAAACGAAATAAGTTTATTAAAAATCTTGCCATAGATCTCAAAGGTAATAC